TCAGTGGGATAACATGTCTCTGCATAGAGTGGACCATATTGATGCAGCAAAACGTATCACAGTCATCAGATATGAACGTGACATCGAGCTTGAGCTGGCAATGCTGGAGAGGCTCAGACATGCATCAGAGTTTTATGTGCAGTATATTAACAAGCTAAACAATAAGTGATGGAAATAGTACAAGAGCATGTGTATGATATCAAGTCTGAATCAATGTATTGGAGGATTTACTTTACTCAAATATCTTTAATACCTTTGACAAATGAGGAATATCATGAGGTGTCTGCAAAGCTGGATCAAATCCTTGAGGACTTGGAAACTAGGCGAAAATTTATGGGTACTGGTAACTAATTTAATTTATAGAAATAATGACGAAACGTGAACAAATAGCAACAGAATTGCTAGCAGCAATGATCATTGCCTCAGAAGGCAAAGCAATGAATACACTTGTGGAAAAATCAGTTATCCTGGCAGATCATTTGATTGAGGAACTGAATGCCACAGAAGAGTATGAGGGGCCTAGTATTAAAGTGGTTTAGCATGGCTTGTGATATTATAACAGCAGCACCAATTCAATGTCCAGGAGGGCCATTGAACATCAAGCAAATGATCATAGATATGACCATTGAACAAATCAGAAATTATACACCAATATACTTTTAAAATGGAACAGAAAATAAACACTGGAACAATCTTCAAAAACGATAAGAAGACTGCCGACAATCAGCCTGACTACAGAGGCAAAATCAATGTAGAAGGCAAGGAGCTTGAAATCTCACTATGGGTGAAGACAGCTCAATCAGGAGTTAAGTACATGAGTGCAGCAATCAAAGAGCCATGGGTAGCACCAGCACCAGCACCAGTATTGCAGAATACAAGTGATAAAATAAAGTCAGCAGCAGATGAGTTTGAAGATGACCTTCCCTTCTGATGTGAGCCTAAGTGATTGGATGAGAGGAGAGCTTCACAAGAGGCTCTCCAATCGTTACAAGCTGACTCATCTGTCAGAAGATAGTGATTTGAACTATGCACAGCTGTGGCGGTTTTGTAATAGCAAGCCAGTATCAGAACAATTTATCAATGAGGTATTCAAATATTTAATAACTTCGGAATGTGTTTTGGAATAAAGAGGCATACAATATCGCTATCAAGATCACTGGAGGCTCAGAGCTATACCGTGACCTTGTCTCAGATGTATTCATCATACTCAGTAAGCTCGATATCCAAGAGGCCGATCTTCCAAGAACATTTGCAAGGTATGCCTACAATCAGTGGAAATGGCCTGGCAGTGAATTCAACAAGAAATTCAATCCCCCAATACGTCTGCTCCCATTCGAGACAGATGTTGCCTTCAAAGAGACAGAAGATGATGACCTATCAGAATATCAATGTTACCTTGATAGCTACATGCAGAAGTCTCCTGAAGATGATCAAGAGCTATTTTGTAAAGAACTAACTAAGATGCATCTGTATGGCATGACTTATAGAGATATCAAAGCAGAAACAAATCTGCCCCTCAGAGTCATCCATGGTGCCATAAAACAATTTAAAAATGATTTATATTCTATTCATACTGGCGAGCCTAGGGATATCAAGAGCAATGATGACCTTTGAACTGCCTGATCTTAAACCACTAAACTGCTGGAGCTGCCTATCCTTTTGGACTTCAGTAATCTTATTACTGATGTACGACTGGCATACTGTTGGCATAGCATTCATCACATATTTACTAGCTGATATTATACAATCATGGGAGAGCAAGCAATGACTGATCAGGACAAGTATTTTGCCATGATTGGTGCAATACTACTTCGTGAGCTGCACAATAGCAGAGAGCTAAGAAGAAAGATAAAAGGGACAGCCTTAGAGAAGAAACTACTTAAAATTATGAAACCATGATATCAAATGAGCTGATGAGCCAGGTGCAGAGATTTATGAAGACTAGATCCTTTGCACTGAATGAAGAGCTAAAAGAGGAGCTGTCCATGTGGCTCAAGTTAAACAAGAATATTGTGCTCAATAAAAGATGTGGCACATGCCTACGGAATGCAATGAGAGATCTAGCAGCTCACATTCAATCCAACATCAACACAGAAATTAAACCAGCTAAGATTCAGTTTATTGGAACAAAACAATATAACTATGAGAGCATGAGCTATAATGATATGAAGGCACTGGCAAAAGATAGAGGACTAAACTTAGGAGCAGCACCAAAGAAAGCTGACCTACTTAATGCATTGAAATCATGATTATAGCTCCTATTCCAGTGAATGGCAGAAGGCCACTGCTAAAGATCACAATAACAAGACTTCAGAAGGTAGGAGTTAAAGTCATCTGCATGGGCCATGATCCTGAAGACAAGGAGCTATGCATCAAGCTAGGTGCCGAGTGGATAGAGATATCCAATGATCCACTAGGTGCAAAGTGGAATGCTGGATTTATGGCAGCTAAGAAATACAATCCTACTGGGGTGCTGTTTGTTGGCTCTTCTGACTGGGTGTCAGATAATTACATCCAAGAGGCTGAAGATAAGCTCAAAGAGTTTGACATGGTAGGAAAGCTAGGATGTCACTTCATTGATGTGGATGATAAGATCAGACTTGTCAACTGGACTGGATACGGCAAAGGACCTAGATCCTATGAGCCTATAGGTATTGGCAGAATGCTATCAAATAGATTCCTTGACAAGATCAACTGGCAGCCATTTGATAAGAGATTAAACAGCGGACTTGATTGGGCCATGTGGCTCAGAGCAATCATCAGTGATGCATCCATTGGGATATTCGATGCAGATGAGATACAATTCTTGTCAATCAGTACAGATAAGTGGGAGAATAAGCATAAATTTGAGGATCATTGGACTGGCAAGTTAAAGAGTGAACGCATCACTGGCAAAGAACAGATTGCATTCCTTCAGTCATTCCCTGAAATATATGATTTACAAAATGAACTATGCGCAGAGTAAAGGATAAGATAAACACCAACAGCATGGTATTTTGGGATGACTACTATGCTAGTGTTGATATTGAGGAGGATAGGCTGATAATCTATGAGCAACTGTCTGAGATCCTAAAACAGATAAAATTCAATACTATCCTAGAGATTGGATGTGGCACCGGAATAGGAGCTGAATATCTGAAGAGTAAGTTTGATTGCATATATACTGCATCAGACTTCTCAATGATAGCTGTCAACAAAGCTGCTGACAAAGCGGATCACATTCAACTGCTAGATATCAGAACAGATGAGCCATCCAGTCAATACGATGTGATTATCATTGCAGAAACACTAGAGCATCTTGAGAATCCATTTGAGGTGATTGACAAATGCAAGAAGTATTGTAAATATCTTGTGCTATCTTTGCCACTGGATGAGCCTGAAGATTGTGATGCTGAACATATTTGGTACAATATTAATCCTATAGACTTTGCTGATTACAATATACACATGCTCAATACAAACGAAAGCTATTTTCAAATAATTATAACATGAAAAAAGAATGTAAAAGATGCCTATTCACTTCTGACTTCGCTGTCATAGGTAGTAAGCAGTGCAACTACTGTGATCTCCATGATGAGCTGCAGAAGCAATCAGATCCACAAGGACTGCATGATATGCTCAACAAGATCAGAGTGCATGGCTATGCTGACAAATATGATTGCATCATGGGGATCAGTGGAGGACTTGACAGCTCAGTGCTATTGTACACTGCTGTACGTTACTGGGGCCTCAAGCCGCTAGTGATTCACTTCGATAACAACTGGAATGCACCACAAGCTGTCCATAATATGCAGCAGCTCATCAAGAAACTGAATGTGGATGCAATCACCTACCAGGTGAACAAATCAGAATATGACAAACTAAATGAAGCATTCCTTTACGCTGGACTGCCTGATGCAGATATCCCCAATGATATAGCAATGACAAAGCTGATGTACGATACTGCACACAAGTACAAGATCAAGTACATTCTCAATGGTCATGACTTCAGGACTGAGGGATCAACACCAGCATCATGGACCTACATGGATGCTAAATACATCAGATCAGTGTACAAGGCATATACACAAGCGGAGCTAACTAACTATCCATTATTCACATTCAAGGACCAACTGTACTATGCACTGAAGGGCATCAAGAATGTTAGGCCATTCCACTATGGATTTGATAGAGAGACAATGGAGGCTGAAATGAAACGACTTATTCAATGGCAAGACTATGGCGGCAAGCATTGTGAGAATGTTTACACTGAGTTTGTAGGGAGCTTTCTACTGCCTAATAAATTTGGCATTGATAAGAGAATAGTATACCTTTCTGCACAAGTCAGATCAGGCAGATTGACAAAGCAACAAGCTAGAGAGCTATTCGATATTAAGCCTGATTTTGACATGACTAAGCTAGGGGAATACGAATCCAAAATAAATGCACTAATTAACCTTCGCAAAGGTGATAGAGCAAAATATGAGAAGTACAACTTCAAAGCCTATAGGCCACTGATATGGATCCTGGCAAAGATGAAGGTAGTGCCCTATACATTTTACACTAAATATTGCAAGTGATGCCAATACCTAAACCAAGACCAGCAGAGTCAGAGAATGAATTCATAACTAGATGCATGGCTGATGAGAAGATGAAAGAGGAATATCCATCTACTCAACGCTATCCAGTATGCAAGTCATCATGGCAAAGAGCAAAGCAAGAATTTCAAGATAGCTATAATGACTATCCTGATGCTGTAGTGAACAATGCTAGAAGAGGGATAGAGCTGAATGAAAAGCAAGGCAACAGATGTGCAACACAAGTGGGAAAGGTCAGAGCACAGCAGCTCAGCAATAGAGAAAAGCTATCCATTGATACAATCAAAAGAATGATAAGCTATCTATCAAGAGCTGAAACTTACTACGAAAATGGTACACCTGAAGATTGTGGATACATCTCCTACCTTCTATGGGGTGGCAAGGCAGCAAAGACATGGGCAGAATCTAAAATTAATGAACTGAAATAATGGCATACTCAGATGAATTCATAAAACACCTTGAGGAACTAGCACATATCTATATCGAAGAGTGCATGTCCCATAAGAAAGAAATGATATCCAATAAAGGAGAGATTGTCCTGGTACTAGATAGGCATATACCTACTATAGATTACTTCCTTAGAATATGGATTCCTATTGTGAGGAAAGAAAAGAGTATTGTAAGAGAGACTTATTACACTTGGTTGAATTCTGATGACAAACTCAAATCTGACACTATTAAAAAAATAGATGAGCTTTTTAAAGGCTTAGCTGTTGATATTGTGGGCAATGAGGGCAAGGGGATATTCTACGCAAAGAACAGATTAGGCATGCATGATCGCCAGCAAGTTGAAACTAGGAATGTTGATAACTTTGACTTTGATGAATGAGTACAATCAAAGGCTACAAGCCTCATCCTAATCAGAGGCATATCCACAATGCTATCAATCAAGGCAGCGAGAAATACTATGCTCTGAATATTGGCAGGCAGTTTGGCAAGACCTTACTAGGGATCAATCAGCTTCTGTACTGGGCCATCAATCATCCAGGCTCACAGATTGCTTGGGTGACACCAGTATACAAGCAAGGTAAGAAAGTATTTGCAGAGCTTGAGAGAGCAGTTAAAAACAGCGGTCTATTTGAATTCAACAAATCAGATCTCAAGGTGACTGGGTTTGGATCATCAATAGAATTCTTTAGTGGTGAACGGCCCGACAATATCAGAGGGAATACCTTTCACTTCATGGTAGTGGATGAGATGGCCTTCACAAGGCCTGAGCTATGGAATGAGGTGCTATCAGCAACTGTGATGGTCAAGGGCAAGAAGGTGATTTTCATATCAACACCAAAGGGCAAGAATCATTTTCATACCTTGTGTATGCAGCCTAACTATGATGACAGATACAAGTACATCCACTTCACATCCTATGACAATCCTATGATTGCACCACAAGAGCTGGAGGAGAGAAAGCGGTCATTGCCTGATCATATCTTCAGACAAGAATACATGGCTGAATTCATTGACAATGCAAGCGGACTATTCAAGAACGTGAGGCAATCAGCTGGCACATGGGAGAGAGGTGGCAAGTGCTACGCTGGGCTAGACATAGGTAGGGCAGATGACTACACAGTGCTGACAATACTGAATGAGAGAGGTCAGATGGTCTATGTGGGAAGGTGGCGCCATGATGAGTGGTCCAAGATCATTGACAAGGTAGCAGACATCATCAAGCAATATCAAGCAGTCACATTGATAGAGGTCAACAATCAAGGGGATATCTTCTATGAGATGCTGTCATCAAGACTGCGCAATCTAGTCAATCCCTTCACAACTACCAGCAAGACCAAGCCTATCATCATTGAGGATCTAGCACTAGCCTTTGAGCAGTCAGATATCAAGATAATAGAGGAGCAATGGCTGATAGATGAGCTTGAGAATTTTACTTATATTTACAATCCGAATACCAGGTCAGTACAATATTCAGCACCAAGTGGACTGCATGATGATGGGGTGATCTCACTGGCACTGGCATGGCATAGTAAAAAGAATTACAGTAAGAGAGGGCAATACAAAATATTAAGAGCATGAAAACCATTGATGTAAACTATCCACAGACAATCCAAGAGTGTAGGCCTGATCAGCTTACTAAGTGGCTCATGTTGGCACCATTCATCCAGCAGACAGATAAGTCACT